TGCGAGCGGCCATTTTTTCATCATCCCGAATGTCTTTATACATCTCCTTTGGAGACTTTTTGTTTCCCGACATTGGGTAGTCAGCAGGATCAATGTTAATACGTTGTTTAGCCACGATAGCCTCCGCCTTTACTCTTGTACTTCTTCGCCAGAAGTTGAGCCTTGCGGGCCGACCACTGACCTGCCGCAGTGCCCTGCGTAGCCTGCCCTTTGATTGACTCAAACAGAGCCTTCCGCATCCCGGGATTGGTGTAGTTGCCTGCCTCGTTCACCTTGGACTTGGCTTCCCCACCCTCGGCGTACTCCGTGAAATCCGTGTTGTCACGGCGTTGTTTAACCGTGCCCTTGGGCATCTTTGCGGGGTTGATGCAACCCATTCCACGGGAGGCGCGCATGTCAGTACATCTTCCCTTTGGTCTTGCCCTTCTTGCAGCAACCATCTGCCGCCCGGGTATAGCCTCCAGCCGCCATCTTCTTCGGTGAGGGAAGATCGCCGGGCATCAAGTCGCGGGGCAATTGCTCACCCTTGGGCGTCTTGACCTTGCCGATCTTGTCCTCGGTGAAAACACCGCGATTGGCGCGCTCTTCAATCCGCTTCATTTCAGCGGCGGTGGGGGGAACGACCAAGCCCCGTCCTGCTCCTGCTTCAGCCATGATTAGCACTTGCCTCCCATAGCCTTGCCGCCCTTGGCCATCTTCACTTCCATGCCACGGGTCTTGCCGCGTTGAGCGATGCCATCTGCCTGCTTGTGACCTGCTGCCAGACCACCTGCGGCCATCTTGATTTCCATGCCGCGAGTCTTGCCCTTCTTGGCAATTCCATCGGCTTGCTTGTGACCGGCAGACAAGCCGCCCATAGCCATCTTCTTCATGCCCTTGGCCTCGGCCATCTCATGCTTGATCATGGACTTGGGAGCGCCCTTCTTCTTCATAAAGGCGATCTCTTTACCGACCATCTTCTTGGATTCCATCTCGCCACCTCCGGCAAATTTGCGGCCTTTATCGGCCTTCAAGAACTCTTCTCCCACGGACTGTGGGACGCCTGCTTTCTTGGCGAACTTTGGGTTGTTGGCCACCGCCGCCATGAATCTGTGCTGCTTTCCGCTAACTGAGGGCACTTCGATGCTCCTTCATAAAAGCGTCCAACTTGCCTTCCAAACGGTCAAGTCTGTCCAAAACCCGGTTGATGTCGTGGTGTACATCCGCTCTGGTGACGTACTCCTTGGCGACTTCTTCGCGGGTTCTGTTTAAAAGAATCTGAACGCGCTGCAATTCGTCCCAATGCGTCTTGATGACCCACATGATCACCACAGACACAAAGGAAAGAATAGCGTTCCACAGCGTCATTTCCATTTCAACAGTTCCATGCTCTCAAGGATTTGTTAATCCTCGAATTCGGATCGTTTGCGGTCTTTTCGCTCGTCAACTTCTTTTTCATCCCTTTCATACGGGCGCAAAAAGAGTCTCGGCGTGGACCGCCCTCCGGTTGAGGTGCCTTCAGACCCGGCTTCCCTGGATTCGCGGCGTTGTAGGAGGCTCGCCCCTTGGCGTTCAAGCCGCCCTTGGGGTTCTTTCCTTCCGAACGCTGCCATGCCGGGGTCTTAGCCATAGAACACCGTTGCAGCGGTGCCGGTGCCGTTGGTCACATAGATGCCGGTCTGAGCAAGGATGCCCTCGCCAGGAAACAGCATGTACAGCGATCCTGCGGCAGCAGCCGGTGTAAACGAGAACAGCGCAGGCCCACCGTTGCCGTCCGTGATCGAGATGTTCCCGGCGGCAGAGGTGTAGGTCAGTGCAAGTGCCTTGATGCGGGCGCGGTAAGTCGTGACTTCCGTACTCGCAGCAGCAGCGGCTGTGCCCGATTTAACGTCAGTTTGCATCATGGTGATGCCCTCCCATTACCAAACGGCGTTGGCGACAGGGACGTAGTAGGTCGTGCCGTTTTGGCCCACGATGCTGATGTAACGAGCAGCCGAGAAACTGGCCGGGGTCGTTGCAGCGGTGGGATTTGCGGTCGTCAGGGTGCCAGATGCGCCAAGATTGACGCTGCCTGTCAGGTTGCCAATGACGTTGCCCGTGACGTTGCCGGTGAAACTGCCAATGAAGCCGTTGTCAGACGCAACCGGGCCGGAGAAGGTAGTGCGAGCCATCGCATATTCCTCAAATTGCGCTTGCTGTCTGTGAGGTCAGTCCGCCAAGCCGGTCAGCAAGCAGGTTGGAATCTTGGGACTTACGTGTTTATACACCTAAGCGTTTAAAAAGAAAAGGGGGGAACCCTTGCAGATTCCCCCCCAAGGTCGCAATATGCGACGCCCTCAATCAAGCACCGGGCGAACCGAAGATGCCCAGAGGATCGGACACGCCGAACGAATAACGCTCGCGGGCCTTGTAACGGGCATTGCCGGTGTCGAAGTCACCGTCCATCGACGTGCTCATAGGAGTACGGATGAAGTGCTTCAGACCGTTGGGCACGTCCGTGGTCAGGAACCAAGCGTTGGTGTCCGTCAACCAGTGGTTGATCGTGTAACCCTCGGGGATCGAGCCGTTGTTCTTCAGCGCGTTGATGTCGTTGTCGGCGGTCGCCACGCGGAGTTCAGTCTCCAGCAGACGGGTCGCAACGAATTGCAGTGAAGGCGGAACGATCAGTTTCCGGGGCTTGGCAGCGATCAGCAGACCACGTTCGTCCGTCCACGCTGCGATCTGGATGACCGCATTTTCAAGGGACGTTTCGTTGAGGTCAGCACCCACGGTCGGGCGGTTGCTGTTGGTGCCACCAGAGATCAGCGGATGCGCCGTCGAGAACAGGCTCACGCCGTCGCCATAGGTGACGCCAGCGTTGAAGCCTTGGTTCAGAATGGCCGCAGCCTTGACCTGCTTGGTGTAAGCCATAGCACGGGCCAGAGCCTTGGTGTAACGGGCCGACAGAGAGTCGTACAGGTTGTCTTCCATCGCCTCTTCGGTGATGGAGAAACCCATAGCGATGGTCTCGTGGTTGTAGCGAGCAGTCCAGGCTTCTTGCGCGTTGTCATACGCAATGGCTTGGCCTTCAGGCTTAACCGGGGCGGCAGAGAAACCAGCCAATTTGGTTTCTTCTTCGAACGAACGCTCGGAAGTCTCGGTCTCGTAGATTTCCTTGTGTTCTTCGCCGTAACGCTTGTACTCCATGCCAAACAGGGCGTTCAGACCCGGCAGGAGTTCCTTCAGTAGTTGGGCACGAGAAATTGCCATTTTGAGTTACTCCTTAGATGCCGGTTGCAAAGGCATACGAGTGATAACCCTGGTTCCACTTCACCAGAACTTCGGGGTAGCCCACGAAGGTCAGTTCAGAGCCAGAGGCCAGCGTGATTGCGCTCGACACCGTGAGGGTCGTCGTGTTCACGTTCGTCACCGTGATGTAGTTACCGGCCAGAGAGCCAGTGCCCGTGGCGCAGATCAACTGCATACCGGCTTGCAGGCCAGTCACAGCGGCGGTCAGCGTCACCGTGGTCGAAGAACCAGAGGTGCTGCCGATGCCCGACAGGGTCACGGCAGACTCAGGGACGATACCAACGACGCGGAACGGACGAGCGGCGGTTTCTGCCACGTTGCCAGTGCCGTTCGTCGGGGCAGCGCCCGACACACCCATCGCGGAGTTACCCGTGGCGGTGCTACCGGCGGTGCCAGTCACGCAGAACACGTTGTTGCCAACAAAGTTCTGTGCAGCATAGCCAACGGTGGTGGCGGTGTTGCTCAGACCTGCGGAGGGCTGACCAATCATCACTGCCTTGAACACTGCGCGGTCATCATCCACCACGTAGGCCACGATGTCGTTGGCCAGGATATTACCGGGGTAATACTGGGCAAACAACTTCTGACCCGTCGAGGGGTTGGTGTACGAGCAGCCCACGAACACACCAACTTGACCGGCCACCGCAGTGGTGGTCGTAGAGGTGGTCATGGCGGTCTTGGTGACCGTACCGTTCGCAATAAATTCAACAAGATCGCCGTTGAACAGGGCGGTGCCAGAATTCCGCTCAATCGGAATTTGGCGGATTGCGCCAGCATAGGGTAGGCCGTTCAGTTCATTGATCGGCTTGAAACCGTATGCGGCGTCAACAAAGGGGTAAGCCATGTTGGACTCCTAAGATGATTTAACCGCGTCCGAACTTCACCTCAGAGCGCCGCTCCTTGAAGACGGGCATCCGGGGATCGTTCTCGCGCATGAAGGCGTTGTCGACCGACTGCATCTGACCATCAGTTTGACGCTGA